GCGGTTACTAACGCAACTACTACCACTCAATCTTAAGGAGATGGCTAAATGACAAAGCTAATCGCCTTCGGGGATTCGATCTTCGCCGGCTGGGACGGCACTAGAAACGTCGGTGACAACCAACGGATTCCCGAGCTAGTCGGCAATGAACTTGGCTGGGAAGTTGAGAACTGGGCCATCAGCGGAGCTAAGTACGATAGCTCTTATACTGGTTTTCCCGGTATCTTAGGCCAACATCCTATCACTGGTTACGACTATGCAATGTGGATGTATGGAGTGAATAACTTCGGCTGGCCGGATTCTTTAGACACTATCAAGCAGTGCTTGCAATCCGGGATCGATAAGGCTAAAGCACAAAATCCAACTGCTAAGCTATTGATTATCCTGCCTACGCAAGACTTCCGTTGGGGTGGAACGACACTATACGACATCAACAGCCAATTTTGGTCGCAAAACCAGCTTGATGATCTAATCCAAGAGGTCGCCCAACAGAATGGGGTGGCCTTTTTAGATTGGCGGGACGACCCGGTAATCACGCCGGAGAACTGTGCTGAAACACTTGGTGATGGTGCCAAGGGAGTACATCCGACGGTGGCCACAATGGCCAAGCTTGCTAGTCGAATTGCTGACAAGTTAAAAGTGATGGTTGACACCAGCGATACACCTACACCATCACCTACGCCATCACCTACACCATCACCCACACCATCACCAACAACGAACGTGGCACAACTCAAGCTCGCTCAGCTCACACAAGCGTCCGAATTGATCGACAACTTGGCAAGCAACGATCGGCTCGTAGTTGACTATCTAAACGGCATTGATAGCCAAATAGTTGCTGTTTTTGCTACTGGCACAATTGGCGCTCAAACAGTCACCCCGCCGTCAGTGGATACACTCGGCCGTGAGGTGCGCAACTACATGTTTAATATGTTTGGATCTCTTGAGATGTACCTAAATGGCCTGATCAAGGTAGCTAACTCTTACGGTGTGTTAGACCCGCAAACTGGGCAAACAACCGCAACGGTGATTCTAACGCCACCAACAGGGTTGACCCTCGACAGTGACTTCATGGATGCAATCAACGCTTTATGGTCTACGATTGAATCCACGCTCAATAACTTACAGTCTTATGTAAACATTTATTAGGAGGTATACAAATGGCAACTTTAGTAGGTGACCCCGCCACTCCGCAAGGTAAGTATGTGGTGCTAGACACCACGGTTGGCTCAACTCGCTCGGTGATCGTCCCACAACTCTCTGGGCACCAGGGGGACGCTGGGCGAATTGTCTATTTAGCCGTTAAAGATGGCACAACGCCTCACAACATGGATGGCCAAAAGTTAGTTTTAAAAGCCAAAGATGCAAGCGGGACGCCAAAGGTATCTGACACCATGACCGCGATTGATTCATCGGCTGGTGGGCTAGTTCAATTTACGGTACCAGCACAGTTTTACCAAGCTGACGGTCCTTACAGTACGGCTTACTTCGAACTACGATCAACTTCAAGCGACACGGTCATCAGCACGATCAATGTTTCATTTGAAGTGCTGGAATCGGCCACCATCATGACGACCGGTCAAAGTGAGGTCTATAACAATCTGATGAGCAACACAATGGAATCGGTAAACGCTTCCATTAGTAGCCAACTTCAGACATTGCAAGATCAAGTTAGCAACGCGGCCACGTTGGCTAAGACAGCCCAATCAAGCCTTGACGCACTCACGGCCGCCGCTAAGGCTAACTCTTTTGCGACGCTGTCTGGGGCAAATACCTTTACTGGCGACAACACTTTCAATGGCAATACAACGATCGAAAATCTGTCAAGTCCTACTATTGACAACCTCAAGAGTACGTTGACTAATAACATCAACGCCGTGGGTAACAGCGTTAGCTCACAGTTGGCCGGCAAGCTAACGGTGACTGAAAATTGGACGCGGAACTACACGCTTGGCGGTGCATTTACCGCACCACAAGGTGGAGTAAACCAGTTCGCTTTAAGCCGCTATAAGATCATGGACGGCCTGTCAATCATTACCGGACGTGGTGACTTAGTTGTCAACTCAGACAACGAGTATTTTGAAGGAACAATCACGCTACCGTGGATCGTTGACAATGCTGACACGGCCTTCGCTCAAATGTACTGGGACTCCAAAGGCGATTACACTTACACCTTGCCACACTTAGGTGTGTGGGATAAAACACTTGGAATCTCGATGAAGGGTAAGCGCAACAATCAGACGTGCCGGCTCTCCCTCGTGATCTTTACGACGGACCGGTAAAGGAGGTAATTAAATGGCGATTGATTCTTTATCAATTGACCCTGTTTCTGGGAAATGGATCATTAACGGTGTGAAGCAGGACTACTCCGCTATCGGTCAGGCGGGAGCAACACCAACTCCTGATCAGACAACTGGCCACTGGTTTATTAATGGCATCGATACCGGGATTCAAGCTATCGGTAAGGACGGTAAGGACGGTAAGAGCGCTTACCAACTGGCAGTTGATAATGGCTATCCATCTGACCTAGACACTTGGTTAGCATCCCTTAAAGGCGATAAAGGGGACAAGGGTGATACGGCGTTAAGCGTCAAAGTTGGCTCCGTTAGTTCAGGTGACACAACGACCGTGACTAACTCGGGGACGTCAACCGACTTAGTCTTGAACTTTACTTTCGCGCCAAAAGACTTGGAGGGACTGGCAAGCTATGCGACCAAGACAGACTTAAACGACTACGTAAAGACTTCAGTGCTGACTGGCTACTACACGTCCGCTCAACTGGACAACAAGCTAAGCGCTAAGGCAGACCTCGCTATGGTGGCTAACATTGCTGACAAGGATACCGTTCAGAACTTTTCGAACAAGGTTGACCAGCTAACGGCGCTGGTTAACTCACAAGATCAGACGATTGCTGGCTTGCAAACCCAGCTCAACACGGCCTTGGCCCAGCTAAAGACGATCATGGCTAAGCTCAATTCATCGGCCACAACCACGTCTTCGTCGACCTAGTAGGAGGTGTTCTTATGCAATACAAGCGTAACAACTCATTAATGATCACGAGTATTGAGACGATGATTATGGGTCTTGGACTGGTTTTCAATCATCCATACGACGATAATACTCACCCGGTTTTCCACGCGATGAATCTTCTAAAGGGCTGGCCGATGTGTGCATCCCTAATTGTGGTAGGCGGAGGAGTGCTAATCTTGACGATTTGCAATTACCACAAGTATTTCGCGGACTTTATGGCCACTGTGCTGATGGCCGCACTTTGGATGGCGTATCTAGTCGCGTTTTTCGTGCAAGACGCTTTCCAACGGTCGTCTGTCTCAGTGGCCACGATCTTAATCGGCTTTGTTTTTATCAGAATCTTGCTAGACGCTTTCTTCCATTTCGAAAGGGGCGTGTGGTGTGGTTAAATGGGATCTTATTTTATCTTTGCTCGGCGCTGTTTTCGGTGGCAGCGTGTCAGCCCTATTCGCCTGGCTGCAAAACCGAACGACGTCAGATGTCGATCAGCACGATGTGATTTACTCAAGCACAGACACTTTGTCAACTAACCTCCGTAAGACGCTAGACCAGCTCAACGAGGTGATGAACGAAAATTTCAGGCTTAAAAATCAGATTATCGAGCTACAAAAGAGCGTCGATGAACTTACGTATCAAGTGGAGCAACTATCTAAAAAAAAGGCGACACAGGACTAAAAGGAGGACAAAAATTAATGAAAACAGTTAATGATATTGTAGAATGGTTGATTCAATCGGGTGCTTTAACAGCACTCTTTTTATTTGCCTGGAAGTTTATCAAGCCTTGGCTTGATGCCAAAACTTCTCACGCCAGTGCTGAGAAGGCTAAAGTAGCTTGGAGTTTACTAGAACAAGTGGCCGGCATTTCAGTGACAGCATTGGTTGGCCAGGATATGACTGGCAAAGAGAAGTTTGATTTGGCAGTTAAGAACGTTTTTCAAGCAATGCAAAGCCATGGGTTTGCAGTTAATCAAGCGGCTGTGGAAAATGCGGTGCAATATGCTTATGAACATAGTCCACTGACGCCAACGGTTGTGCCAGGCAATGATAGTCAATCAGCACAAGGAACAGTAACAGCGATTGATCCAAAGGAGGCCAAATAATGGCTTTACGAAACTTATTCATCGACGTTTCAGGCTATCAAGAAGATAGCGTGGCTTATTTCCAACTCGCCAAAGCAAAGGGCGTAATGGGAGTAGTAGTCAAGCTGACGGAAGGTTCAGAAGATGGTTCTGCTTATGTAAATCCTCGTGCTGCAGCCCAGATCCGCAATGCGACCACTGCTGGTTTACACGTGAGTTGCTATCACTTTGCGCGCTATACTAGCGATGCAGATGCTCAAAACGAAGCTCGTTTCTTCGTTAAGATTGCTAAGCAGTACGGCATGACGAGTGACACACTAATGACCGATGATGCGGAAGTCCATTCGGCAGCAGATTATAATTCCGCAACGGCCGCCTTTCTGAACGAAGTCAAATCGCTTGGCTATACTAGGGTTGGTTTGTACTCGATGAAGTCGTTCTTCACTGGCGGAATCCTGAACAGTCATGGTTTTGGCGATGCTAAGATTTGGGACGCCGGTTATAGTATTACTGACTTAGGCATTGACAACGCCGCCGCATGGCAATGGACTGACAACGGTCTTGGCATGAACGTCGACACGTCGTATGACTTTGATGGAGCGTTTACGGTCGGCAGTCCCAATTCTGGATCGGTTCCATCTACGCCAATCCCAGCACCACAACCAGTAGAACATGTTGGACATCCGGCAACCGGCACTTACACGGTTCAGTCAGGAGATACCTTATCGGCGATTGCGGCTAAGTTTGGAACGACTTATCAAATTCTATCCGCTATCAACGGGATTGGTGATCCAAACCAAATTTGGCCGGGGCAAGTGCTTAAAGTCACTGGTGCAGCTAGCCAAGAATCAACGTACTATGTGCAAGCTGGTGACACCTTGTCATCGATTGCAACTAAGTTTGGAACAACCGTTTCCAGTCTGGTAAGCATTAACCACATCAGCAATCCTAACGTCATCTACGTTGGACAAAAAATTTATGTTGGCGAGGCCAGCCAAGGGCAATCCAACGCTTATACTGTGCAGGCTGGTGACACGCTCTCTGGGATTGCTGCTAAGTTTGGAACGACTTGGCAGGCGTTAGCTCAGAAGAACGGGTTAGCAAATCCTAACGTCATCTACGTTGGACAAACGTTGACAATCTAATGTATAAGTGACCAGCACTGTCGGCCGATTCAGCTAGCTTTAAATGATTATTCCCCCTTGCCTTAACTGGTGAGGGGGATTTTTTTGTGTTAAAAGGGTAAAAAGCATTTGTTGGGCCTAGAATAAAAAGTGTACAAGTTAAATAGAGACTCTGATTTAGTATAATTAAGGAAGTAAATTGGAGGATCAAATAATGACGAAGCACAGTTATGACAAGGAATTTAAGGAACAGGCCGTTCAGTATTACTTAGATAACAAGGATAATTTGCTGAAAGAAATTCGCAAGCAGTTGCAATTGGAAGATGTTGAAAATGGAGATCTTATTAATACAGATAGTGATGATCAAAAGGTTGCCCAAGCAGTACGCGAGATTGTTGCTAAATGGGACTATCAGCGTAAAAATTATTTTGTTTAAGCAGGAGTTGGTAGATTGTCTATATTAATAATGGTGGGGGTAATTATACTCTCATAAATATTTTTGAAAGTGATGTGTCTTTGTTATGAATAATTCTTTTTGGGGCAAACTTTTGGACATTTTGACTGACGGAAAGCATTTATTTTTTACTTTTGCTGTCGCACTAAGCTCATTTATTATTTATTATTTTGGGCTTGTACCTCAATATAATCGTTATCTTGTTGCTTGTTCTGTGGCATTTTCTCTTTTGTTTTTTGTTCAGATAGTTATTAGTGTTTTTTATTGGACGGTAAATATCATTTTAAAGCATAGAAGTGTTGAGAATTTAGTTAATGATTCTTATTGCTTAGAAGTGTTATATAACCTTTATAAAAATAATGGTAATCCTTTGGATTTGGACAATTTGAATGGTAAAGTCATTTCTTTGTTAAATGCTGGCTTGATTTATAAGGTCAGAGAAATGCCTTTGCAATTTCATTCTGGTTTTGATGAAGTAGGCCACGAATATTCCTCTTACAACATTACATCTTTAGGAGAGAAATATTTGATACGAAAACTAGAAAGTAAGTAGTGATTAACTGTCTTTTGATAATCATTGGGAGCTAAAGCGACCTTTGATTATTTTTTTGCCAACGGCAAAAATAGCCTTGCAGAGCCCAAACTTTACGAGGTAAAGTATATTGGGCTATACCTTGCATGGAGGTTTGCCGAATTCTGTGCTATGCTCTAACCAAATTTAGCTGTTTGGAAATGGAGTGGTGAAATGAGTTATTTAGTGGTCCCCTGTCAATAAAATAGACAATTTAAATAGAGACTTTTTTGTCCTATGCCACGACTAAA